GGTCTCCCCATAATGGAGATATTTCAGCATTTTTTGATAAATTAATAATTTGAGGTAATGAATTTAAATCATTAGATGTTCTAAACTTATTTCCCGCAACTTGGGCTTCGGTTGCAAGTCCTATTCTAATTAAATCTTGGGGCGTTAATGAGAACTCCCCAATATCAGAAAGGTCAACATCCATAACCACGGTTTGGTCCCCAAGAGGAACTCCCATAATCATATAATCACCACTCTCGTTGGTTTTGGATGTAAATCTATAATACTTGTCGTAAATTTCTACTGCAGTGTCTCCTGTTAATACATCGGCTCTTGATGGAAACGTTCCTGTTGATGCATGTTTGGAATAAGATTTAACGTATGGTAAAAGATTATACCTAAAACCGTCTTCATTTTTATCAGTTGGTGATTTGTATGGGTATATACTTGTGATAAGAGGGTTTGATTGGTCGACTTGTTCAATTGGAATAAAAATTGAAACTCTAGCGTTTGGGAGACCGAACCCATTGTTCGCAGTAATTCTACCAACTAAAACACCATAGTCCGCACAACTTCTTGTGTAGATGTCAGTTTGTTGTATTTTAAGAGATAAAATTTCTAAGAACTCAAACTCTTGGTCTAATTGTATATTAATTGACTTATTAATACCAAGCTCGGTCTTAATTCTATATGAGTCACCCATGTAATGTCTTTAGTTTATAAATAGTTTATGTGTACTTTTTAAAGTATGGATACACACATTATAAATTATAAACCAAACCCTCAGAGAATAAACCTATTAAGAGAATGTAATAGATTGGAAGTTTTTAACGGAAACTTTAATATCCTTATTTGGATATCTAATTTGATAAACTTGTGATGGTTGAGCAAAAATTGTGTCGTCAACTGGTGCAATCTCTTTAGTTTCAGGGTCTGAATATACCATAGAAGTTTCTGCTGAAGAATATTGTCCACCAACATTGTTAAACACTTTAATTCCAGCAACTGTTAATACCCCACTTTGATTTTGAACAATACTTTGTAATTCAGAAAGATAAACATTTTGTCCCAACTCTCTGATTTGTGGGTCAAAGTAACCTGATATTCTATCTACAACGTCTGCAATAATTTGTCCTGAGTTTTGTGCGGAGTCTAAAACAATTGAAACTTCAACACTTAGGTCAATAACCTCAGCGGTTAAAATAGATATGTAGTCGTTCATCATTCTATAGTTAGAAAGATATGTTGCAACATTTTGTCTTAAAGTATTTGATACAATGTTTGTTAATTTACCAGAGGTATCATATGACAACAGTTGAATAAGTATTTTGTTATTGTCTTCAGTGATTGATACTTTTGCAGGTGCCCCAAATTCCGCTGGCATATTTCTGATTATTGATTCATAATCTTGAACTGTTACCGCTCTTTTTTGTGCCGAGAAATTAAATGAAACATAGTTTCTTATTTCTTCTAAAGATGGTAGTCCCGCACCTCCAATAGCTGCAGTTACGTTATTACATCTTAATGAATTCACAACTGAAGAGTTTGTAAGTTCTGATGGACCATTAACAAAAAACGAAACTGTACCAATTTGGTTGATTACGTTTGTTCCTAAGTTAGTCCCTAATCCTCCTCCAACTCTATATTGAATAAACAAGGTTGAGTTTGGTATTAGTGCCGAACCTAAAGATAAGTTGTTTGAATATCTTTGTAGGTCTAATGTTGTACCTAATGTTGTAAATTGATTTAAAGCATCTTGAGCCGTGTTGGTTCCTCCACCAAAGGTCATTTTTTTGAATCCTTCAGGGGTGTATTCACTTATAAATCTATTAGATGTTTGAATATACTTACCAACTTTAATACCTGGTTGGTCTGATACTTTAGTTGGGTCTTCAATGAAAACTCTGTCTTCAGCTAAAGCGTCAACCTCATACCATTTATTTGAAGGGCTTAAAAATTCTGCCGTTGTTGGTACATTTGTATATTCGGTACCACTTTTTAATAATACACTAGTAATACCTAATACGTTTTTCTCAGGTAAAAATAACTCAAAGAATGGCTTAACGTCATTTGGAGTAATAACTCTTTTAAAAACCTTTGTAATACCATTAACAACCAATTCTCTTTTAGTAATTGTGTAGTTAATTAAAACATTATTAGCGTTAAAGTTTGGTATTTTTAACCTATTTGGAAAACCTTGAGCGTTGTATGGTGATGTAAAATCAACATCATATATATTTTCAAATATGATTCCAGCCCCTGAAACTTGAGAACCTCTTGCAAGAATTCCTAAGTATCTCTCATCTTCTTTATCCCCAAACGCAGGAACAGTTATTGAGAAATCAACTAAAGACACCGAAGGTCTTTGACCAGGAATTTTTAATCCATAAGTTCTGGCTATATTATAGATAGATGACCTTTGTTGTGCATATTGAAGAACAGTTTCCTGAATACTTCTATCAATATGATAATGTAGGTTATCCGCAACCGCAGCATTCAAATCAATAAACACGGAGAATACTGAGGCATCATTAAAGTCCTGAATTAATTCAGGATAGTATGTTTTACAATAATTGAGTAACTCAGTTCTTATTCCCTGATAATCTCTGGTTGTATATGAAATTTTACGATTTGCCATCTATATTAAATATTAATTATAACAAAATCACTTTGAGCAAAAGTTGTTCTGTTGTTAGAATAGTCTATTCTAATTTTAGCGGTATATTCTGATGTCCCTTTACCAGGAAGTCTATATATTGGTGATTCACTTGTTCCTACCGTGTTTTCTCCTAACATAGTGTCAACTTCTTCCATTGGGTCTGCTGGGGTAATTGTTATTTGATTCAATAATAAATTTGGCATATAAGCTTGAACGGCATCTCTTATGTCTGACTGAATGGCGTCAAAAGTTAATCCGTCAAAAGGTTCAAATAAAAACTCATACAATCTTGTTCCAAAATCAGGTAAAAAATATCTACTACCTTTTCTAGTTAATAAAAGATGTATTAAGTCCGCCTTGATTTCTTGAGACTCTAATTGAGTAAGTTCTAAGTAGTCACCCCTTCTAGAATCTCTAAAAGGGAAATTAAGACCATATGTAATTCCATCTGCCATATACCATAAATATACTTGGATTATTTTTTTACTAAAGAGGTATTACCTTTTTGATACTTTGGTTCATAAGGGCAATTTAAACATCCTTTACCACAACAAAAACCTCTATTAGTGTGGTATGATTCTGTAAAAACAATTAATCCTTTATCATTATAGTAAAAATCAGAAGGGAGAAGTTTTTTAGGCTTCTCCCTTCCGTTATTTTGTTCGTTCATATTATACGAATTTTACTTCACAAGCCCCTCCAGCACAAGCCACTTCACCACTCAAGTCTGTATCATCATCTAATTCAACAATTTTAGATAAATCAACATCATGTAATGTTTTCATAAGCTCTTCGTACTTTTCTTTAGTACAATCTTCAAACGGTGCTTGGATATAACTTCCTCCGTCGTATGGTAGAACTGATAATCCGTTGTACGCATCTTTGTTCTCCCACATCCACTCACCAACCGCAGGCCATTCGTGTTCACGAACTGAAATGGTTGCAGATACATTGTGAGCATTTGAACCACTTCTGTGACCTGGTTTAATCCATTCTTGTTGAACTTTCTTCACTCTCTCCAATAATTGGATTGGTGATTCATTTCTTAAGATTGAACCTTCAGGTGATTTTTGCGGTATTCCAATAACCGCTGTGTCGTGTGGTCTGAAGTATTCATCTTCCACTAACTCAGGGTGATTTTCTTTTAAATGAGAATAGATTGCTTCGTTCTTACCAACTCTTACTCTTCTAATATAATAGTCGTTGTGCCATGCGTGGATACCGCTTGATGTACCTAATGTTAAAGAAGTTGTTCCCGCAGGTTTAACTGTTGTTGTTCTTGCTGCTGGATTAATACCAAGTAAGTCAGCAACTCTTTTGTTTTCGTCTTTTACAACTTTAGCTGCCGCTTTCATGTTTAATCCAAGAACCGCACCTGAACCAATACCTGTCATTGAAATTCCAATTAAAGCGTCTTTTTCAGTTGTTCTTTGCCATATAGGTCTCAAGTAGTGGAAATCAGTATATCCCGCCTGTAGTGTTCCGATGAACGTAGCGGCTCTAACTCTATCTTCATAATCTTCTTGAGATACAACGTTTGATACGTTAACCTCTGTAAGGTTACAGAATTGGAATGGTCTAAGAGCAATTTCACAACAAGGGTTTGTTCCCCAATCTTTATCGTTACTCAAGTAGATGCCAGGTTCTCCTGCCCCACTTGCCTCAATTCTTTTCCACAAGTCCATAAAGTAATCTTTATCAATCTTGTGTCTCATCAATACTGCAGAGTTATTAGCTCTACCTCTTTGTGGATTTGTTTCCCACCATGCACCACTCTTACATCCAATCATCTCATCGTCTGTTGCTGAGAATAATGAAATAAGTGCCGCTCTTCTAATACCACCAGCAAGTACTGCATCAGCGATATGACAAACCATATCATGAACTTCAATAGCCTTTAACTTCTCACCATCTTGTTTTGAATCTAAGATTCCTTCAAGTTTGATAAGACATTCTTTAAGTGGTTGTGGGCCAGGTGCTTTACCGCCAGATGTAACTAATCTCGCACCTTTAGGTCTAATGTCACTGAAATCAAATTGGATGTGTGAACCACCAAAGAAGTATGATTTAACCAACACTTTAACAGCGTCAGCCCATCCTTCAATTGAGTCAGCCACTAACCATCTTCTACCTCTTTCTTTGTTTGGTTTTCTGATTTCAGGTAATGCATCTACGTGATGTTTTTGTACTGAGTATCCAACTCCTGTTCCACCCAAAAGTAAGAACATGATTTCTGAGAACACTCTCCAATCATCGATTGGTGCAAAGGCACAGTTGTAAATTCTATTTGGTGAAATTTCAATAGGTTTTCCTGCAAACTGCATCGACCTCATTGATGGTAGTACTTGTTTTCTGAAAACATACATGTAGTTTTCGCGAATCTCTTTTTCTAGTTTAGGGTACTGCTTGATATGCATCTCCATGTTTCTAGTAACAAGTTCCTGCCATGTTTCTCTTCTTTTTAGTTCTGGGATATACTTGGCGTACTTCATGTACACGGTAATGTCCGATAAAATTCTGTTTGAAATGTCCATTTGTTTAAATTTAAGTAATTGTTTTTTTTATCAAAAAATCGTCGATTTTAATGATAAATATGCGGTTGTCTACTTAACGACCACAATTTTTTCTAAAAAAATATAAGTTTTTTTTGAAAAAAGTAGATATTTAATTAGGTGTTATTTTGACCCTTGGTTGCGGCTTCTTTAGCCTTTCTTTTTTCCATAAGTTCTTTAACCCTGTCTCTCTTCCTTTCTTCTTGTTGTTCCTCGAAACCTAAGAATGTCACCGAGCTTTCAGTGTCGATTTCAAGTAATTCGTTGTTGAATTTGCAATTTTCAAACACAACCCCGTCTTTACCAAGACGTGATTTAGTAATGGCTATTGTTGCAAGATTCATTTCTTTTTGTTGGA